ACCCAAAATGGCGGACTCACCACAGGCAGTGAAGGCTGCTTTTGCTAAGGTGAAACAGATTTGAAATGGACATGGCCACCGCAAGCATCATCGTCGCTACCATTACGGCGGTCGGTGGAATCATTGTTGCGGTAATCAACAAGTTCCGCAAAGAAAACCAGACCGACCACCAAGTCGTCATGGGTATTCTCCACGTCGTACGCAAATCCCAGCAGCGGGTAGAGGACAAAGTGGACCGAGTTGACGAACGGCTAGATAAGCACCTAGAGTTCCACCTCGACGGAGGGATGCTTGACAATGGGCGAACAGTTCACCAAGATGGAGTTGAAGGAACTAGCAAAGTTTCTTAGAAAGGTATATCCAGGGGTCGGAGATCAAGACGATCTTTGGAATCTGATAACCAAAATCGAACAACTCATAAAGGGGAAACCAAATGCACGACCCACTACTCGGCGCGGAGGTACTAACCAAAGCGCATGAACTGATTACCGGCGATCGCCAAAAGGCGTACAGTCACCCGTTCGAAGACTATTCACGAACCGTCTCCATCTTCAATGCAATGAAAGGCGAAGATGTGATGACCACGGAAGACGGCATCCTGTTCATGTTGTGCGTCAAACTGTCACGCCTCGTCCACGAAATCGACAACGGGATGAATCACCCCGACAACACGATTGACGCAGCCGGATATCTCGGCTGCTTGGAGATGGCCCGCCAATACATTCGCAACACCGAAACCGAGTTGTCTCGCATGTTCAAAACGGGGGAAACATGGGTTTGATGGACGAAGTGAAATCCGAATCAAATCCTCCACGCCGAAACAAACTGGATGAGATAATGGAGAAACTCACCAAAGAGGATTATCAGGAGTTTGTTCAAGCCGTGCTCGATGTACATATCAGCCAGAAGGCGTTGATTCGCGCCCTTCAACGGCGCGGCATCCGCATAGGCACCGGCACCATGTCGGAAATGAGACAACAATTCATCCGAGAAAACGGAGACGACAATGACGCTGCGTAACGAAATCAACGACGAACAAGAAACCCTTGTCCGAGCAGAAGTAATCAAGATGCGAAGGGAACGCGACCTTGCCACATCTGAATTGTCACGAATCAAAGAACAGTTGGATGCAGCGAACCGTGCCCTTTCCGTCGTCTCGGCAGCCGAAGCAGCCGAGCTGGAACCACCGAAATGGTTGTCTCCAACCAAACCCAAAACATCTGCAGCCACCCTCGTAGTCATGCTCTCAGACACCCACTTCGATGAAGTTGTGGTGCCCGAAGAAGTCGAGGGACTGAACGCATACAACCGTGAAATCGCCACGAAACGGTTACACAAATGGGGAACGAACGTCGTCAAAGTATCCAGGCATTACTTGTCCGGTGTCACCTATGACGGGTGCGTACTCATGTTGGGTGGCGACATCTTCTCAGGAGACATCCACGAAGAGCTTGCTCAAACGAACGAGGACACGATGCTTGGCTCCTTGCTCTATTGGTCAGAACAGATCGCAGCCTCGATTGACTTGTTGGCTGACGAGTTCGGCAAAGTCCACGTCGCTTCCGTGGTCGGTAACCATGGCCGCATGTCTCGCAAACCACGAGCCAAACTTCGAGTCAAAACCAACTTTGATTGGCTACTGGCCAAGATGGTAGAGAAACATTTTGCCAAAGACAAACGAGTAACTTTCGACATTCCGGAAGGAACCGACGTACTCATCAAGGTCTACAACTGGGGACATCTTTTGACTCACGGTGACCAGACAAGTGGGGGCGGTGGCATTGGTGGGATTTATCCCCCCATCATGCGTCTGCGTGCCCGCAAAGCGCAACGGTATCTCACTACGAATGAGAACTTCTCGACGTTGTGGCTCGGACATTGGCACCAATACCAACCATCTCAACAGCTAGTCATCAACGGGTCGTTGAAGGGGTATGACGAGTATGCGTTCATCAACAACTTTTCATTTGAGCCACCGCAGCAGGCGTTGGCTGTGGTGACACCGACGAACGGGATCACCTTCCATGCACCCGTGTTCTGTCAAGAAAGAAAGGCAGAGAAATGGTAACCCCATGCCCTTGGTCATTGGTTGCGGTGCATTGGATTGACGCATTTGATTCATCAAACGGGTGGATCAACACCAAAGATTATTCACCCAAACCTCAACATGTGGTGTCGGTCGGCTGGTTATGGCCCGACCTACTCGAAGGTTACGTGTCAGTAACTTGTTCGTATTGTCCTGATGAGGAACCGGAGATGGACACCGTAGGGATGGTGACCCACGTACCGTTGGGCATGGTCCAAAAAGTTGTTGTCATGGGCACCCCAGATTTTTGAGTTGACAATGTGACACCCCACCTATAACCTCAAAGCAATACCTAACACAAGGAGATAGGAATGCTTACCCAAATAAACAAACCCGAACACGGCTCACAAGCTTGGCTTGATGTCCGCTGGAAGAACGACAATGGTGAGGCCCGCATCGCAGCCTCAGCAGCGGCAGCTGTCCACGGCCAACACCCGTTCATCTCGGTCACCGATCTTGCAGTCGAACTGCTATCCGATACCCCACCGGAACCGAAAGAAGCCAACAGTGCAATGCTTCGTGGCACCACCCTCGAAGCTCCGATTAGGGACTGGGCATCCAAACTTCTCGGTCATCCACTTACCGAACCAGACATCCTCTACTGCTACGACGAACCAGGCGTACGTCTCATCGCCACCATCGACTCAATGAGCGCAGACGGACGGGTGTTCGAGCAGAAAACCACCAACAAAATCTGGCGCAACGAACTCCCCGAATACTGGTACTGGCAAGGCGTTCAGCAAGCCATCTGCACGGGCCTCCCAGAGATCATGTGGATTGTTTTCGATTCCACCCTCGACCTGCACTTCTACATTCAAAGGGTATCCAGCGATGAAAAGCAGGCGCACATTGAAGCGTGCCGCAAGTTCCTTGCCTGCATCGACATGGGCATGATGCCCGATGACGCAGTGTTGGAATACCGGCACGTCCAAGAGATGCACGCCAACGCGCAACCCAGCAAAGAAATCGAGTTGCCGATGTCCGCATTGGACACATTGGAGAACTATCTCGCAATCAAAACTCAGCGGGAACAGCTGGAAACCACTGAAGACCTACTCAAAGCAGAACTCTGCAACGTGTTGGGTAACGCTGAGTACGGGCTAATTCAAGACGAACTCGTATGCTCATGGAAATCTTCCACCCGTGAATCGTTTGACTCCAAAGCGTTCAAGGCTGCACATCCAGCCCTCTTCGACAAGTTCAAGAAAACAACCACGGTTCGCACGTTCCGTGTAGCAAAGGATCGCAAATGACCACGAAGGAAGCACGCAACCGCTGGTATCACAACGGTGGCAAACACTCTCAAATGCTGTCAAACAAACGGATGTTGCTACGCAACCGGCTCGCTTGGGCATACATCAAAGAGAACCTGCCAGATATCGCATTCGACATAACAGAAGAAACCAACAAACAACTAGGAGGAAAGTAATGAGATTCAACTTGGACAACTACGAGACAGTGGAGCAAAGACTTGCAAAGTTTTGGGAGGAGTTCCCGAACGGCCAAATCTTTACCAGCATCCACCACTACGACGAGAACCGTGTCGTATTCAAAGCGGAGGTGTATCGAGACATCACCGATCCACGTCCCGTTGCCACTGGTCACGCCGAAGAAGTGCGCGATGCGTCACCGGTGAACCGCACATCGCACGTAGAAAACTCAGAGACAAGTGCAATCGGGAGGGCGTTGGCCAACTGGAAGTTCCAATCAAAGACAGCGCCACGCCCCAGCCGCGAGGAGATGGAGAAGGTGGCTCGTGCTGAACAGCAGAAACAGCCAGAAAAATTGACTGCTGATTTCGTTACCAAGTTTCGTAAAGCGTGCGCAGACAAAGGCATCGACCCGCAACAGGTAGCGAAACAAGCTGGTGTTGATCTCAACGAGTTGAAGGATTCGGATGCCCCGAAGTTGCGGGACGCATGGAAATCATTGACGCCTGCTGCACCCGCAGAGAAACCAACCGCAACCACGCCAGCGGAGAAATCGGATGCCGCCAAAACGCAGGTGTCAGAGTTCTTGGAACAGGTTTACGAAGCCTTCCCGAAAGCAACCACGGACACACCACAGATCAAGAACCCTGACGACCCAGCATCAAAGGCACAGTTGGGAATGATTCGTGCAGCGTTATCCAGCAAAGGGTTGGCGTCGTACACCGACAAGTTGGAGAAGTGCCAGGAGATTCTGCACAAGCCTGACTTGAAGAAGATTGAACACATCACCAAAGGTGATGCCAACAAAATCATTACCGCTATCGAGGCAATGAAGTGACCGATGAACGAAAAGGAGAGTGCCAAGGAAATCAAGACAAGTGCAACGCTCCGGGGTGTCCGTTGTTTGGCACTTTGGGAAGACCCGACAGACGTGGCGTACGCCGCATTAGAGGGTGTTCCGATCCTGCCGCTCGCGGTCGCAGAAATAGGACGAAAGGAGACAGCAAAGCTCGTCGCGCCCGTAAAAAGTTGGGGCTGGGTGGTTACCTTACACGTCACGAAGAGAACTGGGGTGGTCTGGTTTTATGCGAGATCAAAGCCGGCGCGCAAGTCGGTCCGATTGCTACCCGTTTCTACGCCGCTAAAGCCCAGTCTGATGCGGCGAAGGCGTTGGGCGACATTCGACCGTTCGTTATGGTAGCCATGCCTGACGGGACCAGC